GGCGACCAAGACGGCGACCAAGGCGGCGAGCAGGGCGACGATTCTGATGGCGAGCAGCAGGATGGCGATCAACCTAGCGACCAGCCTAGCGATCAGCAAGGCGATGGTGAGGGTGAGGCCCAAGACAATGGCCGCGATAGCGATTCAGGAAACAAGAAAGGCGGCGGCGAGATCCGCGACATAGAACCTGACGGGGCCGACGTTCTGGCAGATCACGTTAGCTCAGTCGATGCGGGGTTCACCCCCCGTCCGGTAGTTTTCAAACCACAAACCTATAAATTCAATTGGAAGTGAGCCATGAACCTGAACTTAGACATGCAAGTGTGCAAGGCCCGATTCAAAGAGGTGTACCAAGCGCCCCAAGCGCTCGGCGCGACTCGGGCCAAGATCATCAAAGCATTGCAGACCGTGGACCTTATGGGCTGGTCCACGCATGAGCAATCGGGGCGGTTGGATCGCAAGGCGTTCACCCGCTTCGCGGTCGGTTCGACCAGCGTGTTCTCACGGCGCACTTACACTGAGGCAGAGACCAGCGCCGTGTCGATCCTGCTGGACTGCTCTGGGTCGATGAAAGATGAATTGGGAGTTGCGCAAGAGACAATCGTTCAGCTTGCGAAGATCCTCGAAAAGACCAGCGCATCCTATGCGGTGACCGGTTTCACGGGGATGGACGGGTTCATCGATGACGATACAAGATGGCAAGAGCCTTGGTTCATCCCGTTCAAGGGCTGGAACGAATCCCTGCCCCGGGCAGCAGCCAAGCTTGGATCGATTAACTTGTGCAGCCTTGAATCGACGCCCGACTACGCTGCCGTGTCGATTGCAATCGATGAGCTTGCACGGCGCGAAGAGAACAAGAAAATCCTGATCCTGATCACTGATGCCGCCGATTACACGGTCGAGCATATGAGGTACCTGCAAGCTTGCGCCGACAAGCGTAAGGTCAAGATCGTGGCGATTGGCATCAACGCGCATGGTGTTGTCGATTGCTTCACCAACGCAGCCAACATCAGTTCAGTCGGCCAGCTTGCATCAGCAAGCTTTGGCAAGGTTCTCGCAGCGATCTAAACTCAGGGGGCTTAGGCCCCCTTTTTTTTTGCCCTTTGGAAAACCATCATGCACGATAAATTTGAAACTGAACTCAGCGAATTCTTGGACGGTCGGGATATGCATGAGATCACCCCTAGCCTGATGACCGCGCTCTCTTGGGCCTTGATCCATCAGGTGGACAAGGAAACGGCCAAGCGATTTGTGCTTAGAAGTTTAGACATGATCTACGAAGACCCCCCGCAGAAGGGCCTGAGCCTTAAGCATTGACACTGGCAGATCCCGAAGTCGCGGTTTAAACATAGGGGGGGAGGGTTTTTGGGGTTTTTGGGGTTGGGTTCTCTCGAACCCTCCCACCCATTCACAATCTGTTTAAACGCTTAGAACATATCGTCTTCTTCCGAGTAGGAGCCGGTGGACCGGTTATAAACCAATGAGGTCTCGCCCTGCTGACCGATCCACCGATACCTACACTTCCAAACAGCGATTTCTACATTCGGTTTCCCCCGGTGAACCGTCAGGCCGCAATCGGCCTTCGCCCACCACGCCATTGATCCACTGATCGCCATGCCGTCCGGCCTTGGCAGATCCATGCCAGATCTGGTTATCTTCGATGGATGGGCGACAAACCAAACATGCACCCCGAAAGCCTTGGCAAAGGCTTGGACGCGGGTCAGCATGGTTGAAATAAATTCCGTTTCTGAGTTATTCCCTTTGGTGTCGATGTAGTTGTATGGATCGATCACCAGTCCTCTGATGCCGGTTCTGGCTACGGCGATCTTCGCCCGCTCCAGAATCGAATCAATCGTGGCAGGTTCTATGTTCTCTGAATCAAGGAACAAGAAGTGGTCTTCGACCCACTTGAAGGCGTTCTTGCGCTCCTGATCGCTCATTCGATCATTGCCATCGAAGAATCGCTTGTCAGTGTAAAGCTCCATCAACCGCGAGATATGGATCTCGGGCGCGTTCTCGAAACTGCAAATCGCGAACTTCCAATCATTCGCCCGGGCAAGATTGACCATAAGCTGATCAACGAAATTAGATTTCCCTGAACTCGGGTACCCAGTCACAACAGTCAGTTGCCCTTGGGCAACTGTGTAAATCTGATCGACGTTCGAGTACCCAGTGGATTCGCCCTTGCCGTTTCCCTTGTTCCATAGATCGTTTAAACGCTCTTCGTACTTGCTAGCTTGAGATAACCCGGCCACTGGGTATGGCTGGGCAGAGGCGATAATCTCTTCGACCTTCTCCTTACCCTCTCCCAGAAAGACCTCATTCAGGTCTTTCCCGGGGATAACAGTCAGTCGGCACCGATCCTTGCCAATCCGCCTTGCTAGTTCCTCTGCACAAGCCTGTCCCGCGACATCGTTGTCCGTCGCAATCGTGACGTAAGGGACCGCCTTCAAGATATCAAAAGCGTTCCAAACAAATTCAAACTTCTTGTCTTCGCTGGCGTCCACCTTCCCGTTCGATACTTTCATCGGTGCCCCTGAAGGCACCGAAAGGACGTTGCTAATCCCGCATTCGCGAAGAGTGAGGGCGTCAATCTCTCCCTCGACAATGATCACCGGCTTTTCGATATCGACCTGATCGATACCGTAGAACTCATGGTTACCGCCTGAGTCTTGGGTGAAGTCCTTGGTTTCAATGCAGCGATACTTAACGCCGATTACTTTACCGCCCTTGTGATAGGGAAAGCCGACTGCCTTGCCTACTCTGTTTAAACGGCGAAAGAACTTGCTGGCGGCAAATAGCTGGGCTTCGTCTGCAATCGCTTTGCTGATGCCCCGCGACTCTAAAAAGGCGTAATGCTCTGCACTCAAAAAATCAAAGGCGTCTGTCTTGATGGCTTGTACTTGCATTCTTATCTCTCGATATGGCTTGGTTACAGGCACCGCCCCTTTGATGAGGCAGTGGTGACAAAAAAAGACCCAACAATTCTCCTTTCGGTCGATTGTTAGGTCTTTGTCTTTCTTCTTGCGTTCGTCAGAACAATTCGGACAGGCGACACGGGCGTGACTGTCCACATGCAATGACGAAACCAATGTTTCGACATTCATGTGCTACTTCTTGCGTTTGTTGTCTGCTTGATTTGCGCTTGATGCGCGTAGTCGCAAATTAGACGGTGTTGATTTACCGCCCTTTGCCATCGGGGTGATGTGGTCTATGTCCTTGCCCTTCCGGTCGATGCCGATCTTGTCGTACATCCGTCGAGCGCGTTGTCGTTCGATCTGATCCTTGTCTTCACCACGCGCAAGTTGAAGTTGATACTTGCGCTTCCAATCGGTTGTTTTGCTCATAGTCAATGCGTTAAGTTACGCAAGCGCTAAGTTACGTTTGCGTATAGTTTTCCAGTGGATACATAACGATTCGTTTTTTTTTCTTGAAATTTAGGGCGCACTAGCCCTATCCCATCTCCTTTGCACTCGCCAGCCTTTCGAGCGAGGGGTGCTGGCTTCGCCGCCCCTTCATCAGGTGTCTAACGCTCTTTCCCACAGTACCTGCAACGCCCCGGTGCCCTGCCGTTTACCGACAACATCCGGGTCTCTAATCCTAGCCTACAGGCGGTGGGTCTGCAAGCGCAAACCGGACTTACAAAAAAATAGGCCCTCACAAGGAGGGCCAAAGCGAGCGGACTCGCAAGGAGGGAGACAATGAGCCATCACGAACAGCAATCATTCTATCCGACTTACACGGATCTCGCAACGGGGGTTCTCCTTGTCGAGGCCCCATCGAATGTGCTTTTCCTTGACTTGTCTGTCGTTGATGTAGGTCACTCCTTGCAACAGATCAAGAATCAGTGACTCATCAAGATCCGGCCTACGGCTGGCGTAGTAGATCGTCATCTCCACCTTAACGTCGCAGTCAAACGCCGTCATATGAGACAAGTGTGGCTCGCATTGCTGTTTAAACGATTGGGCGTAGTCAAGGGCCTTCTGGCTTTTTATGAAGGCTGGCTTTGATCCCAACATCACAAGGCGTCTCTGGTTTGCCTTGGATGCCGGTTCACCGTACACAACGAATGTAAGTGTTTGCATGTTCGCGCCGACTGTGGTAGTGTTATGAAAACGGAGAGGAAATGAAAATCACAAACAAATTCGGGCTACCTGCCCCGCTGTTGGCCTTGGCCCAACGCGACGGGTACAGTAAAGGCAAAGCGGCTTACAGTGTAACGGAGATCATTTCTCCACCGCGAGTGCAGCGCTTGCGTGAAACGCACCAAGCAGAACTGGAGCAGGATGTCTCGGACATGATCTGGTCTATGCTTGGCAGCGCCCTACATGTAGTAGCAGAACGCTCCCAAGTACCCGGGCATCTCTCAGAAGAACGCCTGTTCATTGATGTGGACGGGGTCAGACTATCAGGGGCGATTGACTTACAAGTAGTCGATGGCGACATGGTCGATATCATCGACTATAAGTTCACCTCGGCGTGGTCACTGAAAGCCGACAAGATTGATTGGCACCAGCAGCAGAACTGCTACGCCTATCTGGTCGAAAAGGTTAAAGGGAAGAAGGTGCGATCTATTTCGATCTGCGCCTTGATCAGGGACTGGAACCGCCGGGAAGCAGCAACCAAGTCTGATTACCCCCCTGCCCCTATCGTCATGATCGAACTCCCATTATGGGAGTTAGACGTTACCGAGACGTACATCCGAGAGCGGATCGAGGCTCACCGCCTTGCCAAAGTTTCATCAGATTGGGGCGATGAACTTCCCCCATGTTCAGACTCTGACCGCTGGGTCAGGAACCACAAGTGGGCTGTTATCAAGGAGGGTAGAAAAACTGCTGTAAGGGTGTTTGATACGCCCGACGAAGCCGAAGAACTTGCGAAGACAGATCCTAAACACTCTGTTGAGTTTCGTAAGGGAGAGCCGGTTCGTTGCACTGGAAATTTTTGTGGTGTAGCGAAGTGGTGTACGCAATATCAAAAGGAAGTTGAACTATGACCGTGTACAAGAAGTTATCCAAGGCTCGACTGGATTTGCTTTCAGTCAAGATGGAGAAGAGTGGGCACAACAAGTTTGCTGGGTTCCATTACTTTGAGCTAGGGGATTTCATTCCCCATATCCACAAGATCTTCAATGACGTTGGTTTGGTTGGTGTGTTTTGTTTTGAAGGAAACAACGCAACCCTAACAGTCCACGATACGGACGGCAACGGAAGCATTTCGTTTGTTAGTCCAGTTGTTGCCGCTACGAAAGTAGAGAAGGACGGATCTCAAAAGCCAGAATCAATCCAAGATTTGGGTGCGAAGCATACCTACATGCGTCGATACCTTTGGCTGATGGCGATGGAGATCACCGAGCACGATGCAGTCGATGCCGGGACGGGCGATGAAACCAAACAGTTTAAGCAAGAGAAAGAGGAAGTTACATCAGAAGGAGAAGACCGCGAATTATTTGTAACCAAGATGATTGATTGGGCGAATGAAGCCCAAGATCGACAAGGCTTGACCTCTCTTTGGAAGAGCAATCAATCCAAGATCGATGAAATGAAGAAGAATGCTCCGGCGTTGTTTAAACAACTTCAGAGCAAGTTTGCTGAGATCAAATCTAAATTTGGAGAATAAGGATGAAATCCTTTGATAAGCCGTTTGAAAAACGACCCAATACCGGGTCGCTGTTTGCATCTAAAGTGAAGAGCACTCCAGAGTCACCAGATTACAAGGGCGACATTCTGATTGATACTCGCAGTATCAAGACGAATCCAGATGGGACCGCCCTCATCAAGATTAGCGGCTGGAAGCAGACCTCTAATACCACTGGACAACGGTACTTGTCCTTGAAAGTTGATCAGTGGGAAGGCACCAAACAAAGGACGATTGAAAAGAAGGTAGACGAAGATGACATCGACTTCTGAAAACGTGGTTCCAATAAAAAAGAAAGCTGGTCGCCCATTGGGTTCTAAGAACAAATCAAAAGTTGTTCGACGCCCAAGGGTTCAGCTCAACGTGGAAGCAATCTTGGCAAATAGCGATCTCAAAAAAGCCAAGGCTGAGGTTGAGCGGTTAACCACATTGCTTGAATCTGCAAAGATCCACATTGAAAAGCTGGAGGGTCGCCACAAAGCTGCTCTCGCAGTCATTGGATACTTGGAAGGAAAAGTATTTCAATGAAAGCACTCCAGTTTGAGGCAACCAAAATCGCTCTCAAACAGGATAGCGCTGGATACGTTTTAACACTGCGTATCCACCCTGACGATCTCCCGGAAGAACTCTTCCGGGATTTCGTTGGGGCGCGCTATGGCTGCGCTCTTGTGAGAATTGGCGATGATGAACTTCCGGTCACTTATATGAACCGGGTTCAAAAAGCAGGGATACTTTGTAAAGACAAAGACTTTCAATTCTGGGTCTTTGATCAGTTTGGAATGGATGACACTACAGAACAATCGGCAATCAACTTTTTGTACGATACTTGTGGCATTCGATCTAGAACTGAACTCAGCACAAACTTATCCGCCCAACAAAAATTTGATGAATTAGTTAAGGCATATGACAACTCAAAAACCGATACGTTTTAAGACGGTGGTCCCGGTGATGATCTACATCACCCCAGAAGACAAGGAGTTGCTTGAGTCATTCACGAAAGAAAACAAAGTGAATGCAAGTCAGATTGCTAGAGAAGGCATCAGGATGAGAGTAACAGGCAACGACTTCAACAAAGGCTTCAATGAAGGTTTAAACGCCGCCATTGATGCTGTCAACAAAACCGAAGCTGCCGGGATGAGATTCCCGTCTGGCAAATCTATTGCGGAGCTAATCGTTGAAACAGTCAACCAATACAAACGATGATGAACTCAGGACTCTGTTCGCCGCCCTTGCCATGCAGGGCATGATGAATAGGTACCCTGATGTACTTTCAGCAGACCAGATCGCCGAATTAAGCTATCAGATGGCTGATGCCATGATGCACAAACCTGACGGAGGGATCGCCGCTATCCGTAGGGGTTATCGTGGATGAAAAAAACTTGTCAGTTCAGGACGAAGACTATGACGAAGAAGTTGTACGCCTCAAGTCAGAGATCTTAAGACTGCAAGGCGTCATCATGAAGACCATAAACGAACTGAACGAATTAAAACGCCAAATCAAGGACGCCACATGAATGCAGAAGAGCTAAACAAAAAGATGACCGACTACGCTTTGGAGCCGGTCTGGAGATTGCCAGCGATTGAAGGGATGATCGTCCCTCACTATTCTGTGCCCCATATCTGGGTTGGTCTGGGGAACAAGTACTACACCTCTTATGACTTTATCGACACAATGGCAAACGTATCAGTCTCTTGTCTTTGGACAAGGCATTGGACCGAAAAAGTTATCTTTGTAGGTAAGGACAGAACACTTGATAGCGAAGGCATCAAGCATTTAATCAAAAAGTCTTTAAAGAAATACAGTGTTGACTTTCTTGAAATCACTATCGAAAAACTTAAAAAAGCTGACGTTGATGCTAATGCAAGGAGGGCTTTCAAAAATGCAAGGTAGTTTGTTTAAAAAAGAATTTGGTACCGATCCATTATTCTTGGTTCGCACCGAAGACCCGGATACAAGTCATGCATCAGCAAATGCTGTTGATACATCTAGGCTTGAACGTATGGTCTGCGAAGCTATTGCAAAGTTTCCTAATGGATGCATTAGTGATGAGATCAGGGCTTTGTTCCCTAATTATCCCTACTCTTCTATCACTGCACGATATCGGGCTTTGCTTGATAAAGGTTTTATTGAAGATACCGGAGAGCGTAGAAAAGGTCTTTCTGGTAAAGGTCAACGTGTTATGAAGATTTGTAAAAATGACACCAATTGAAAAAGCAATCAGAGAATTTTGCGGACATCATGCAGATTGGTGGCCCTCTACTACCCAAGTGCAAGAGATGTTGGCTTTGGCACAGCCGTGCCCTACTTGCGAAGCGTTAGCTCGCACTGTGATGCTTGACCAGACATCGCATGACACACAGCGGCAATGGGTCGGGCTGACACCGGAAGAAGTTAAGGAAATCAGCTTTGCGAACCGCCCGTATGTAGTTGACATGGTTGTTGCACTTGAAGCTAGGTTAAAGGAGAAGAACACATGAATTACACAACCGAAGTTGAATTCTTGCGAGCAGAAGTTGAGAAATGCCATGCGTCAATGCATTCGCAGATTGAAACCATTAGCCTGTTGATGAAAAAGAACATCGCGTTAAAAGAACAAAAACGCGAGTGGGTCGGGCTGGTGGATGAGGAAATTAACAATGTGATGCCTGCTTATTGTCACAACGAGTTTGAATTAAATGAATTCCGAAAACTTGCCAAAGCCATCGAGGCCAAACTCAAGGAGAAGAACGATGGATAAGATCCCGCTCAATGTAAGCAAAGATGAAATGACCCTGCGCGATTACTTTGCAGGTCAAGCATTAATTGGTTATTTTTCTAACAACCACAAAAATGAAGTATCAGAGCTAGGGCTTTTTGACTTTGTTGTTTATGAGAACATTGCAGAGCATGTTTATGAAATGGCAGAAGCAATGTTACAGGAGAGGAGCAAATGAACTACTCAGTTGAAGAGATGCCCCCACCAATGAGCAAAGGACAGGCTTGGTCCGAGTGGTGGTTTAAAACCCGAGGCCGGTTCTTGTCTGTTGGGACCGCCCACCCAATGGAACATGCGATGTACGATGCGTTTGTAGCGGGATGGGACTACGCCCAACCATCAGTTAAGATCAAGGACAAAGATGAATTACGCTAAAGTAGAAAAAAATTGTCATGTTGTCAGACCTGAAGAGCCTTGCATCACAGTGGAAAGGCTCACCCGGATGCCGGGAGAGATTGTCGAAAGGCGCATCAGCATCCTTGGAAAAAAGGAAGCTCGCAAGTTTAAGAACATCCTAGTCAAGATTGGAAACAGCGTGTTTAAAGCTTGTGCTGACTGCATCACTGGAACCATCTATTTATCAAGGACAGGCGAATGTCTTTCAAGCAGAAACCTACGGTTGATCAGAGAGCGATGACCTCAGAGGAACTATTAGATCTTGCGGAAGCGGTGACCGAAATCAAGATCAAGTCTAGGAAGCTTCAAGAAGCTGCCGCCTCTCATCAGAATTTAGAGGAGGTGTCCCAAATCCTTCTTGATATCGCCCACTTTGCCATGAGAGGAGTACATGCAATCCGAGGCTAACCCCCCTTTAGGAACCTTCTGTTCCCAATGTAGATCTCGACCGGCGGCAGTAAGGATACCCACTCATCGTGGGACCAAGATGTCGTGGAGATGCAAAATTTGTTTTGATAAAGCAGACAAATCGGGGTTTAAAAATGTCAGATCCAGTTAACCATCCAGATCACTACACCTACGGAGGGATTGAAACCATAGACTTCTTGGAAGCCAAAAGCACTCCGGCAGAGTTTGCCGGGTATCTGCGTTTAAACTGCATGAAGTACCTAAGTCGTGCAGGTCACAAAGACGATGCCATACAAGACTATAAAAAAGCGGCTTGGTACTTGAATAAACTTATTGAGGTGGCAAGTGTTAGTAAATGGTAAATTTGTAAAGGACTGGGACAAGTCCAAGATCAGTTCTGCACACACCCCTAAGTGGTACAGGCATTCGGATATGGGGTACGATATGGAACGGCTTCAGTCCGCTTTAGTTTGGGGAACTCCGTTTCTTCCAAGCCTTCAATCTAAACTCAAAACCATTATCTTTCCAAACCATGAATAACATCATCGAAATCCCGCCCGAGCTTATTGACTTTGTTGAAGACGCCGAGCGCTACTGTTGGCTTGCTGAAAAGCTAGTCACCAGTACCCGAGAGGAAATCTTTGAGATGCTTGAAGGCGTGACTTCCCTACAAGACATGGACGCCTTGATTGACTCTAAAATGTGAAAAGCGGCACATGAGTGCCGTTGCCGAGTTGGGGTGTTCCGTCTGTCGTAGGATGGGATACCCCGGCACCCCGGCAGAACTACACCACCCCCGGTCAGGGGTTGGAGCCGGAAGGCGATCAAGCAACTGGGATGTTATCCCCCTATGCCCAGAACACCATCGTGGTAACACGGGTGTTCATGGGCTAGGCACCAAAGGCTTCCCCAAGTATTGGGGGTTTACCGAAGCAGATTTGTTAGAAGACGTTAGGCAGCTTATTTCTTAGCCGCCCTGATCTCTTCGTTTAAAATTTGCATGATCTCAAGAATCATTTCATCGTATTCCTTAAGATCAGCATCAGACCCGCCCTGATCTTTGACCAGCTTCTTTTCAGCTTTCAGTTTGTTTACGCTGTTGTAAAGGCTGTCCGAGACTGAATAGAGTTCTGCTTCCGGGTACTTCTTGAGGTAGGGGTCGAAATCCTGATCCCGCTTCATCATTCCCTCAAGGGCGTTCTGATGTTCGTTCATGGATTTCACGTTCTCATAGAAGCGTGAAGTGATGACTGACTTCTGGTTGATGTCGCCAATCAACCGCCCAACCACTGGGATGTTGTAAGTGGCAAGCTCTTCTCCGGTGATAGCAGAACCTACCAACTTTTCAACCTTAAGCATTTCTCGGCCAAGGCCGCCTGTTACTTCCCCAAACAAGAAGCTGATCTGATCAGGCGTCGGGCTGATTGCCCCCTTCTTGTCCTCAGTTCCCCCGGTCATCCAATTGATTGCATAAGCCAATCCGGTAGTGATGGCAGATGCATTCTCTTTGCCTCTGGTATAGCCCGGGGTCGGGTTTAAAGTGTTGATGTCATCTTTGGCGATTGGTCTGCCAGCAAAGTCCTTGTTCTCTCCAAGAGCAACCAACGGATCAAGAACCGTAGGAGTGACTGTCTGAAGAGGCGTTGCACTCCCTAAAGGATTGAACGCATCAAGGATCATGGCCCCCATGCTGACAAACGACTTACCAAAGTTCTTGTCATCAGACATGACAAACTCTGCTACCCGGCGACCAAAAGCAGGGAACACGTTGTACCCCAATGGCAGCGGAACAGCCAAGTACTTCTTGTCCCCATAGGGGATAACAAAGCTCTTGTCTTTAACAAAGTCTGGCGGTTCGCCTTCATCAAAGCCGTACATTGCAAGAAGCAAGGCTTGGAATACACCAAGACCCACCCCGCCAAGAATTATCTTCTTGCCAATAGGCGTTAGTTTGCCATTGGGGTCCATCAAAGTCTGGGCGATCTTTGCCGTGCCTTGGACACTCGCATTGAAGAAGGCGTACCACAGCGACATCTTTCTGTTAAGCGCGCCCGACCGGTTGAAGTTAACCGTGATGTTCTTGGCTAGGCTTGCAGATTTTTCTTTGGATAACCCAAGCTCTTGCTTCGCCACTTTGTAGGTGGAAACCCGAATACAGTTTTCAATTGCTTCGTTGAAGTCCGAAAGCCAATCAAATGCTTTTCGAGGAATTGCTTTGTAGGCAGGCTCTTTAAACGATGTGAGGACGCTTTGGATTTCTTGTGCCCGGTCTTCTGCCGTATTGAACAGATCTCGGAATCCAGTCTTACCGCCCTCTGCCTCGAACTCTTCAAAGATGTTTGCCCAAGATGAAGTTGGCTGTTGCCCGCTCCGAATTAGGCGAAGGTCCTTGTAGATTGATTTGAGAGCAGAGAAAGCTCCCAGCAAAACCTTGCCTTCTTTCCCTTTTAGGGGAGTGGCTTGAAGGTTGATGGATGCCCCGCCAACGTCACGCAGGAAGTTAAAGATACCGAAGGCTGGGTTGTACTGGGTATTGATTCCTGCGAAGTACCGGGTCGCTTTACCCAACGCACCGGAAGCTTTGTCAGCCCACTTGCCAACTACGCCAAGCATGTTTACAGCTTGAGCCTGTTGCCCCGCGTCCAAGTTATTGAAGACGTAGGCCATCCGCGCAGCACGTTCATTGTCTTTGTTGAAGATCATCACACGATCCTGCCCGTTTACACGGGTTACAAAGACGTTGGGCTGGTTCAGCCACATCGGGTTAGTCTTGAACTCATAGTTCCCAGTTGCTGGGTTAAGAACCCGCTCGACCGGTTTGTTGGCAAGAGTCTGTGCAAAATTGGCAGGGATACCCATACCAACCAACTCCGCTTGGAAGTTGGCTTGGTTAATGGTTCTCATCTTGACCGGATCGATTGCCAACCAGAAATCAGGCTCTGGGTTCTGGACAATCAAACCAAACAAAGAGTTGCCAACCCTGTTCTTCTCGCCCCGGGTAACAGTCCTTTGCCGCTGCATTGCAATGTTAGCTAGGACATCTACAACCTTCTGGGAAGAGCCTGTCCTGCTGCGGGTGGTGGACCCACGGATGGAGTACCCACGGCCAGCGCTGATAGGACTGCCTTCAGTTTCTTCCCTGAACAAAGGAACGTAATGCTTATAGTCCTGCTCCCACTTGTTGATTGTGGCTTGGGTTTCTAGCCCATAGTCCACCATCAGTTGGCGGGTCTGCTTTGTGATCTTATCGATATCTAAAGCAATGTTCTCAAACACCCGCCTACGCGCAGGAGGAATGCTAGCTATATGCTGCCGCGCCTGTTGGTCAGTCATGCCAGCATTGGCATTTGGATCATTGTTGATGGTACGGATGTAGGCGTTTGCCTCTGGAGCATGGCGAGCCAAGAGGTAGTCATCCATCTCTTGTAAGGAGATGTTTGCCTGATCCATCTTCTTGAGAAGAGGGTTCAGTTCTTGGTTTTCAAATTTCTTGCTCCGGGCAGAAGCCCGACCGTGGAACAACTCCTCTTGCAGGTAGGTGTTCCACTTGTCACTAATCGCCACCCCTGCGGACTTCAACTCATCAATAACCCGCTTCAGGTCAATCTGCTTATCTTGCAGGGCAAAGATGATGTTGTCTTTGTTGGTGGTTGGCTTGAGACCGCGAAGGCTGTAGCGAATGTTTTCAGTTTGCTCTGGCGTATAGACTTTGGCGTTCTTTGCCAGAACTAACGGACCAATTTGGATAACTTCATCCGCAGACCAAATGGGTTCCATCGTGTCTCGGTTATAGAAATAACCGTGACGGAATGGGTCCATCCCAACCTGAATCCATTCTTTGCTGTTTACAGCTTTATCAGCAAGGCGCTTGGCTTCAGCAGGTGTCGTTGGTTTCCACTGCCCAAGGATGGTGGCAATGGTGGCCTTATTCATTACCTTTTGTTCGCCCTTGGAAACTCTAAACCCACGGGCGATATCAAAGGCCGCATCTTCGTCCATGCCAAAGTTGGCATTTGTGATACGCGCTACTGAATCATAGGCAACCGGAGGTCCAGCTTTAAACGCAGCCTTGGTTTCAAGGTCTGTGCTTTTGGGTTCATGAATGCTCACAACCCAAGTGTTGTGATTCTCGTAGGCGGGA